AAAGTAGATGAGCTACCACGCATTAGACACGAGGACATCAAGGACATGGACCTCAACAACATGGGTAACTACGTTAGCAAACTCATAGGCGCTGGAGCAATACAGCCCGACGATGAGCTAAGCAACTACCTGAGATCCGCAGCTGGATTACCCGAAGCACTCGAAGAGTTAGAGGTAATAGGCCCGAGAGAGCAGGCAGAGATGCAGCAGCAACAGTTCCAGATGAATCTCGAAGCTAAGGCGCAGGCCAAGCAACCCAAAGAGGGCAACGACGCAAAGCCAAGCAAGAAGAATCCAAAGGCAGAAGTCGAAGAGGAAGAAACGCCTGCGGGTGTTAAGGGCAAAGAGGTGGAGAAATTCACCATGTCCTCTAACACTTGGGGCAATAAGTACCACGGCGACGATGGAAGGTTCGCCAGTGCTTCAATAAGGCCTGCAATGGTATCAGGCCCTGATATAGTAGACTCCGAGTTTACAGATAACATCCCAGATCTTGGACCGGTATCAGGAGTTCTCCATATCAGCCCTAGCTCTAAGGCAGCCTCTGGTGAGATATTCACCGAGTTTACCTATGAGACTTACAGCCAGCTGGATGAGAGCACTAAGCAAAATGGTATTAGCAATCTTCTGGTGTCTCTGAAGGATGGGGTTAGGTCAGCAGCTGGACCACAGCAGTCTTCTTTCCCGAAGTTAGCACTTGAGATTATAGTACGCTCTAAGGATAAAAAAGCCCTAGCAACGTTTAACACACCTGACTTTATGAATAGCAACGATCTACGTGCTCAGGTTATAAACAATGCACACTACGGTGACAAGTGGGGCAAGATTAAATACTAGTTGGAGGTGAACGCGGTGGATTACAAAGAAGTACAACGAATCGGTGATAAGCACAGCGGCAAGATCCGCCGCGCTTTCATCAGCCGAATAGTCGGCACAGTCGCGAAGACGAATTGGCAAACCGTAGAGGAAATGATACCACGCGGTGAGTGGGCGGTATACAATTCTATTCAGTGGGAACAATGGAGACCGGCAAAGCAAGTTTTCAGTTCTTACATAGAAATGTACAATAAAGGCCTTAAAATTTGCCAAAAAGAGTCAGTTAAAAAGGCAGATATTGGGGTCGTAGTTGACGAAGAATCTTTCAAGATGCCGAATCCAGAGGCTGAGCAATGGTTACTCACATTCGCAGCTGAAGAAGTCAGGTCGATTACTAAGACAGATAGACTTCTGATCAGAGAGATCCTGGCATCAGGCCAGAAGAGCGGCGAGACAATCAGAGACACGGCTAAGAGAATCAAAGATACGATTGGATTAGCTCCTAATCAAGCAAAAGCTTACAATAATTATGTCAGCAAATTAAAAGCTTCTGGAGTTAAGGAATCACAGATAGATAAGTTGAGCGCGAAATATTACAATAAGCTGCTAAATAATCGCGCTGAAACTATTGCTATTACCGAGTCTCACACAGCTACGAGTAGAGCCTGGTCAGACTCAGTTAAGGACGCAGTCAAAGACGGCACACTCACAGACGCAGAGTTCAACTATGTCTGGTGGACAGCTCCAGATGAGCGTCGGTGCGTGATCTGCGGCGGTTTACACAACTATAAGACTTCGCTGACTAACCCCCAGTGGCCACAAGGTGAGCCCCCGGTTCATCCACGGTGCCGCTGCGTAACGATTATTCGGAGAAAGTGATTACAATGAAAGCTATTGGTGTAACTGATCTGGTTAAATACCAGGATGGGAAGAAGGAGTTGACCGCGACTGAGGCAATTAAGGCTAAGTGCGCGGAGTGCTGTGCTAAGTATGAGGATGGAAAATACGATTGCGGCGTCACACTTTGCCCACTTTACCCGTGGATGCCTTATAAGGGTCTTGATGAAGACCTGTAGCGACCAATATTTTTTGCTGTAGAGGCCCAAATTAGCCTGTTAAACCGATAGGTAAGTCAACCGATATCGATTTATAAATAGGCTCACTGATAGCGATTCAAGTTTAGGAGGAATTGGTCATACCTATCATTTCGGTGCGAAAAGGTAAGCCAGGTTCTAAGGGTAAGACCAGTAAGAAACCTGGCTTGGAAGTAGAGAAAGAACTAAACATCTACGACGAGATGGCAGAGCAAGTACTTGAGAAGTACAACATGAACCACGATATGCGTGGTCGCTTTGCAGCCACGGGTAGAGGAGCAGGCGGCGGAGGCGCAGTTACAGCGCCGGCAGCAGGTGGAGGCGCGAGCAGTGATCTACCACCCTGGATGGACGCTAAGCCAAAGCAAACAACGGTAACAGCGCCAGTAGAAGAGAAGCCAGGCTACAAACCCTGGAAGAAACTACCAGATAACACTTATCTACCAGATTCAGACGGCAAATACCCATACCCAGACGCGCCTAAAGCCAGGCTTGATCTAAAGCCTTTTGTTGGTCAAGAAAAACCAATGGAGTACTGGGCAGAGAACATCGGCGGCAAGTCGTTCACTAACCCCAACCTGAAAACACGCTGCATTAGAGATGTCAAAGTACAGGGCGTAAAAGCCCCAGTAGCGCACGTATGGGCGCAGCAACCTAGCAGCGAGTTAATGGCAGCTAAGTGGGGCCAGGAGCAGAAGGCAATCGGCGTAGTAACGGCGTATGCTAAGGGCAAACACGGTGAGCCTAAGAAGATGGATTACTCAATCCAGCCAGTCAGGGGCACAGTTAACAAAGAGGCACCTCTCTTAGACGCTGATATGATCATAGAAACGCTAGGTCACTTGATTCTTGAGAAGTACAACAGGAATCACGACGCTAGAGGACGCTTCGCAGCTACCTCAGGTGGCGCAGGTGGAGGCGGCGTTATAAGCTTAGAAGAAGCACTGGCAGATGAGAACGCAGTGCCAAAAGAACCCCAAAACAACTACATTGAAGTCACAGACGGCGAAGTAGTCGGCGTAATAGATAATCAGCTAGGTATACCTGATGAGCAAGCCCTTGAGATAACCAGGGAGATAGACGGCATAGCAGCTAACGCTAAGCTACAAGAGATGCATCAGGTAACGTTCAAAGAGTTAGCTCCTCAAGTCCTGGCACAGTGCGAAGGCGAATGGGGACAAGAGAACGGCAAGACTGTGTTCAAGGAAGTAATCGCAGTCAATCCACATGCTAAAGACTACGCGACTTCGAGATACGTCGAAGATCACATGCAATTACAAGCAACGGGTAAGATGCCCTGGTTAGCAAGTGCTAATGCAGACGATGCAAACAAGGCATACAAAGCAGTACTAGTTCACGAAGTAGCACACGCTAAGATGATGGAACACTCATTGAAGAGCCCAACAGGGTTACACAATGAGAACAACCCAATGCAGGGTACTAAGACGTGGGCTAGGCTCGTAAATGAAGCACATACAGAGGGCTGGCAAGGACCTAGCCTGTATGGCAGAAAGAATCTCGGCGAGTGCTTCGCTGAGAGCGTCTCGTTGCTCACTATACGCGGATCGACTGGGAGCAAGAAGATAGATGACTACGTGGTCAGGGTGATAACAGAATGAAGCACATTGTAAACGACGAAACTGGGATGTTCGACCAGAAGTGCTCATTAGAACTCTGGCCTGAAGACCCAGTCACTAAGGAAGAGGTTGAGAAGTACAACCGAAATCACGATGCTAGAGGGCGATTCGCTGCTACCAGTGGTGGCAGTATGTCAGGTGCAGCAGGCGGAGAGGCAGTCTTCGATCCTAACGATGTACCTCTGCCACCTGAAGACATGGCAGTCAACATCCCAATGGCGCCAGAAGGGCAATACGCAGTCACATCAGGCGAAGCAAAAGCACTGGCTGACTACGTAGGGCCTGAATACGCATTCATCAATGCATACTCACGCAATGCTAGCGGGCCAGATAAGGAGCACTACGAGCAGAAAGCAAAGCTCATAGACAGCCTAATAGCTAAACAACCCCCGCTTAAGGGCGAAGAGATCGTGTATCGTGGTATGAATCCGCCAAAAGACCTGGCTAAGCAGCTAGTCAAAGGCGCAATCATAGAAGACAAGGGCTTCATGTCTACTACGGTAGACAGAGAAATCGCTAAGAACTTTGGCAGTACAACAATAACTATACGCGTGCCTAAGGGCGCGAGGATGGTTAAGGTTCAAGACTACGTGTCTGGGACTACTGCTGAAAACGAGAGAGAATCTATCCTGCCTCGTGGAACGAAGTTGAAAATCACGAACGTCCACCAAACAGCAGGAGGATTGTTCGGTATGGGAAAGAAACTCAGTATAGAGGCAAGGGTGATTCTAGATGAATAACGATAAGTTCATAGATAACTGCGAGGGGCTAATCATAACCCCGCCGATGAAGGATGATCCAGAGGCAATTGACATGAAGAAGAGCGTCGATTTGTTCAAGTACGACGATGAACAGCGTCTGGTCTACGGCGTAGTGCTAGTTCCCGACGTAGAAGACTTGCAGGGCGATATAATAAGCAAGGAAGAGATCCAGCAAGCTGCTCATGAGTACCAGGTTAAGTCGAGGCTTATCAAGGCACAGCACAGAGCACCAACGGATGCAGAGGTCGTTGAATCTTACATAGCGCCAGTTGATATTCCAATTGGTAACGGCATAGCACCCGCTGGATCGTGGATAATGGTAACCAGGGTTAATTCCACAGCAATGTGGGAAGCAATCAAGAAAGGAGACATAACCGGCTATTCAATTGGTGGAGTCGGTGAGAGGGAGGAAATTTGATGGCGACACGTCTTAAGAAGGTAAAGGTAAACGAAGTCTCCCTTGTAACCAGGCCGGCGATAAATCGTCAATTCCTGCTTTACAAGAGCGAGGATGGCATGGAGGAAGAGAACATGGTTGAAGAGATAGTAAAGACTGAGGAAACCCCTGTAGTCGAGGAACAGCTGGTCACTGAGCCCGTCGCAGAGGTAACCAAGGAAGAGGCACCCGTCGTAGAGGAGCCTGTTGCTGAGGTCGTCAAGGAAGAGACCCCAGTAGTAGAGCCAGTCGTCGAGGTAGCCAAGGAAGAGCCAGCCCCCGAGCCCGCTCCTATTGTAGAGAAGGCAAAGCCCAAAGTCTGCTCCGAGTGCGGAGAAGAGATGGGCGAGGAAGAGGGCGAAATGCACAAGGGCTGCGGCGAGAAGGGCAAGATCAAGAAGGAAATGGAAGACATTTCAAAAGCCCTAGAGCAGGAGCGCATTGAGAAGGCAGCTATCATCGCTGAACTCGCTGAGCTACGCAAAGCCGCAGAGATCGCAAAGCAAGTAGAGATTACAAAGGCCTTTATCCACAAGGCAGCAACAGAACTTAAGGACGTCCCAACAATGGTCCCTGAGACCTTCGGGCCAGTACTTAAGGCAGCCGCTGATAAACTCGATAAGGCTGAATTCGACGCTATCTACAGCATGTTAGTTGCAGCGTCAAACTTCATTAACAAGAATGCCACCCTAACGAAGGAGTTAGGTGTTGGTGGACAGGACCTCTCAGCTGACCCAGCCGCACAGCTAGACAGCATTGCGAAGTCCTACGTTGTTAAAGACACACAGCTCACATACGCAAAGGCGTACTCAATGGCATGCGATCAGAACCCGCACATCTACGCTCAGCATGTGAAGCAAGCAAGAAATAGGTGATTAGATGGCATTTGAAGAAGACGTATTTGATATCTCCTTCATTGCTGGCGAGGCGCTTACATCCTCACAATACCACTTTGTCTATCTGACAGCTGATAACACGGTTAAGACCGTATCTCACGCTACAACTCAGAAGCCAATCGGTATTCTACAGAATGCGCCCGCTAGCGGTGGAGTGGCCAGGGTTAGAATAATGGGCGTCTCCAGGGTAATCATCGGAACAGGCACATTCGCCTTCGGCGACTATGTTGGCTCTGATGCTTCTGGACACGGAATCGCAGAGGACACGAACCTCTACAACTACAACGCAGTTGCTATCATGGGTGGCGCTGCCGCAGAGAAGGGCACAGTACTCCTGTTCCCAGTAAAGACGATCTCCAAGTAAACAAAGGTGATATAAATGGCATATGAAATGGATGTTCTAGATGTTTCCCTCCTGGCTGCTGGTGACCTCAGCTCCTACCAGTACAGGTTTGTAAAGATTTCAGCAGATAATACAGTCGATGTATGTGGTAACGGCGAGAAGGCATTCGGCATTCTCCAGAACAAGCCCACAGCAGCCGGACAGGCCGCCAGGGTCAGAGTATTCGGCGTTTCCCGTGTTGAGATGCACACCACCTGCGCTTATGGAGACTACGTTGGCTCCCAGGCTAATGGTGAGGCCGTCCCAGTCACAGCCGACCACGCATACTACTGTGCAATCTGCATTGATGGCGAGACAGTTGTAGGCAATGAGAAGTGCACCGTTCTTGTTGTCGGCTCCTGTACGATCAGCGCTTAAACCGAATGAATGATGAATACGTGAATTACTAAGAGATAAGGAAAATTAATTGGAGATGATTTAAATGGCAGATGAAATTACAGCACAGTCCTCAATCGTAAAGGGAATAGATGTAGCCGATATACACGTTGATACCCCACTATCCAACCTATCCACCGCCTTCATGCAGGATCAGTCGGAGTACATCGCGAGCAAGTGGTTCCCAATAATCAATGTTAGCCAGATATCTGGAAATTACTTCAAGTATGCCCTCAGGACCTTCTTCGAGTCCCCAAGCAAGAAGTGGACTCCCGGATCGAAGATGCCTGGCGGTGTCATTGATATGGACACGAAGGGTACATACAGCTGTCAGTTCCGTGGCTACGAGTTCCCACTCCCAGCCCACCTAGCCGCAGCTCAGGACTCCCAGGTAATGCTCGAGAGAGCTATCACTGAGAAGGTAACCCGTGCACTCCTCCTGGATCAGGAGATTCAGATCGCTACCGATGCCTTCACAACCGGCAAGTGGACTGAGTACACTGGCGCTTCCAGCGGTGCATACACATACTGGGATGACTACGCGAACTCCGACCCACTCGCAAACATCAAGTACGCCAAGCTCCAGACAAAGGCTGGCTCCGGTATGACCCCCAATACCCTCGTCATCAACGAGCAGGTATACGAGGCACTCAGGCTCCACCCACAGATGAAGGAGATCTACAAGTACACCCAGCCCGCTATCATGACCGAGGACCTCATTGCCAGGGCCGTTGGCCTCGACAAGATGCACGTTGGCAAGGCTATCTACATGTCCTCCGTTGAGGGCGCTACTGATGCTCTGTCCTACGTATGGGCTAGGAATGCATGGGTAGGCTACGTTGCACCCCAGGTCGGCCTCATGACCCCAACAGCTGGCGCAATCTTCAGCTACACTGGCATGACCGGCGGATTCAGCCCCGCTATCGAGAGAATACCCGACAGGCGCACCCACGCAGATTACTTCCAGGGATACACCTGCTACGATGATGCGATCGTCAGCACCCTCCTTGGCCGCCTGTTCTACCTCATAACCTCCGCTTAAACCAGTATACGACCGCGCCCCTGCATTTTTGCGGGGGCAATTTATTCATATAGGTGATTCTAAATGACTGATTATATAGCCACGACTACATTCATGGCAGATGGGAAGACGATTCAGCGCGGAACAGTTCTCAAGGGCAAGACAGTGGCCAAGTGGCTCAACTACCAGATGCTTGAGGCAGCTGGCTACATACGCAGGATCGAAACACCAGAGTAAGTAGTAGAACATTAATGGGCTAGGAAGGACCTGGCTCGCGCATCGGATACGAATAAGGCGATGCGCTTCGTATCAGGAGATGAATATATGCCTTTCCTTAAGAATATAACTCAAAGACTGTTCGGAAGAACAGTTATAGACTCCCTCGATCTCAACCAAAATGCATGGTATATCGATGAGGAGCAGGTAACCGTTACAGCAGCTAACCTAAACGGTACCTCAGTATTACCAGCTACAAGCCAGACAGTTGACATCGCAAACGACGATGTACTGTTCCTAGATCACTCCGGAAGCCACGCTTTCGCATACGACAGCATCCCAGACCTGATGAACCTGGTATGTGGCACAGCAGCTAACACAGGCCTGGCATCTTCAGCAGGCGTTATAACAGTAACTCCTTCGGATAACGCGGTTACCGTCGGCACTGACAGCCTAATGTACATCACCCAGGCTGGAGTTCCTAAGAAGGACCTGATCTCAGACTTCACGACTGCAATCGCAGGCACTGGCTTACTCTCTACATCCGGTGTACTCAGCCTTGAGCTTAACGAAGTAGCCTCAGTAGCAATAGACCCCTCAGTAGATGAGATAGTATTCATTGATCAGGCTACAGCAGGCGACCCAACAGCAAAGGCCACGATCTCAAGCCTGGTAACAGCTATGGCAGGCGAGGGACTAGGCAGCGCTTCAGCAGGCGTACTTAACCTCAAGGATGACGGCCAAACTTCGCATGGTGGCGTGTTCTTCACTGGTGTCGGTGATTGTACTTCGGTGGACATAAACGCTATAGTCTATGAGAGAGATGACACCCCAGACGTTACTCTAGGCCAGTGGGCCTCAGGCGCAGGCGCAGCGGCAGCAGCAACCAACCTGGCAGCAGGTATCAACGGTGATACCAGGAATGCAGGCGGGCCATACTTCACAGCCGAGGCAATCGGTGCAGGCGTAGTTATACGCGCTTTAACTCCTGGCACAGCAGGAAACGTCACTGTCGCCAGGACTGGCGGAGCAGAGCCAAGCACAACCCAGAACCTCGTTGAGGGCAGGGCTGCAAAAGCATGCAAGATTGGCACAGTGTACCACACCGTCACTGCGTTCGATGTGCTGCTTACTGAGTTCACCCTTGAGCTTCCCTTCTCACCAGACACTTTCATAGTTCAAGTAAGGGATTCAACTGGAGCTATCAAGACCGTGACTGACACGTTCAACTTCGATGGTTCCCCGCTTGGAGTCGTTGTAACGTTCGCAGGCGCAACTCACCTAATCGCCGGAGACATAATAACCGTAATATCAATATCCCTGTAAGGAGATGATCTAGATGGCAAATAAATATATACCAAAGAATGGCGTACCATTCATGCAGGTCGTTGACCTGACTTCAACAACTTCAACAAACGGCGGCGCGACAGTAGCCACATTAGTGTGCTATGATGTCGAGTGGATCGATGTAGTCGTAGACTGCGCAGACAACGATGTAACTATCACTATCAACCCAGATACCACAAAGGGTAACGTGGCCACAACCTCAACAGCTCTCACAAAGGGCTCCACTGCTAACCACATCTGGTGCGTAGTGAATGGTATGCCACAGCCAGTTGCGGTATCCTATGGTTCCCACACAGCAGTCATCACCGCTGTAAGCACAGTCGGCGGCGCTCACGGAACTATCACCGGCTATGTTGTACTGCATGGGCTAAGAAGGACTTAAGGGCCATTTCCCTTTTTAGGAGGTAATAAAAATGGCACTTACTACATTAACACCGGCAGCAGTCGCTGGAGTCATGTCTCCGGCTAAAGCGCTGGTATACACTTACACTACAGTCGGAAACGACTATGTAGTGTTAGGAACAGTCAGCACCGCCAGGATGCTCGCGCAATTCTTCACAGCCGCGGTAACGACCAATGACCTACTGCTTAAAGTCGAGTACACCAGAGATGGCACCAACTATACCGCACTCGTGACCGACTTCCCAGTAGCTAAGGCAGCGTCTACCTCGTTCTCAATGCAGCACCAGGCGCTATACACTAGGATATCAGTTAAGCCAGCAGTCGCAGCCACACACGGAACCGTAGTTCTAACCTGGCTTTTATCAGACCTAGCAATGGCACCTGAGATAAGCTATGCCTTCGGGTATGAGTCTCTGACTATCACAAACGCCGTAGCCGTTGCTCTAACCCAGGCTACGTATGATGCCGCCAGGCAGGCTGTTATAACAATAGAAGATAACCCCGTACGGGTAAGATGGGATGGAACTGCACCTACTACGACTGAAGGCCACCTATTCAGCGCCGGTGACTCGATCACACTACAGTTCAGCGCGGATATCTTCCACTTCAGGGCTATAGCAACAGCAGGGAACGCCAAGATTAGGGTCACTTACTCCAGGTGAGTAAGATGACTCAACTTTATTTTAATCGCGCTGCCACTACATCGGCAGTGAACTCAATGATAGATAACAATACCGTCACAGCGCCTACGTTTACCTTTACTGATGCGCTGGATGGTGGGGTTAGAAAGGTTACAGCTACGTGGACAACGTCTGTTTTAGTAATGGACGGAGTTTACTATACCGTCGCTGCTGGGAGCCAGGTTCTTAATACAGCGGATGTCGCTGTACCAACAACCCACTATCTGTACATAGATGGTACTTCTGGAACACCGACAGTTACTGTGAGCACCACTAATCCTATAACCAACCCAGCCGTCACTATCTACGCTATCGGAGCAATAATCCGGTTCAAGTCAGTAGGCGGAACCCTCACGGTATACTGGAGCAAGCAACCAAACCAGAGTGGTGTAGAGGAAGTCGTGCATAATCTCAAAGAAGACTCCGTATTCCTCGAACCACAGTGGATAAGTGGTATATCCACAACCCTAAGCGCTGGGGGCAAAGTTAGCACTGACGCGGGGATTGTTAGATTTCCTGGAAACGAGCCTAGAATCGTTGCAGCAATTACCGAAGGGCTTCTAGTCCTAGAGGATGAATCCGCAACAGCAGCTGGCATAGACAGCGTCACAACCTATGCAGACGGTAGCGCAATCACAGCCGGAAAGTATGTTAAGATGGCAGTCGGCATCATGAGGGACAAAGCCGCGTATAACACAACCAAGTATATGATCCTTCGGCAGTCTAAACCTGCTGTCGAGTATGCCACCGCAGCAGACGCACTAACAGACGCTGAGAACATGGCACCTACTGGGTTCCCAGGATCCTACACAGCAGCAGTCACACCTCTGTTCTACATAGTGACCCTCAAAGCAGACTACACCCAGGGTGGGGCAACTCCAGCAGGTCAGATAGTAGACATCAGGACCACAGGGTTTACAAAGGGTGCAGGCGGCGCAGCAGCAGCGAGCCACCACGCATTAGCAGACCTAACAGGGTTCGATGACCACAGCCAGTACATACCAGCAAGTGGAGCAAGACCCCTTACTGGAAATTGGGATGCAGGCGCATTCGAAATCAGGGCAGAGACCTTTGAGTCAGATGTAGCCACAGGAACGGCACCTTTCACAGTAGCCAGCACGACAGTAGTTGCAAACCTCAACGCCTCAACGCTAGAGGGCAATGCAGCAGCCGCTTTCGCAGTCGCAGCCAAGGGGGTTACAAATGGTGACACGCACGACCACGCGGGCGGAGATGGTGCACAGATAGATCACGGAGGCCTCGGAGGCCTTGCAGACGATGATCACACCCAGTACTTACTAGCAAACGGCACCAGGAATCTTTCTGGGAACATGACAGCAACAGCTGGAGTCACAATCGATGGTGTCGACATCAGTGCACACGCAGCAGACACAGAAGCACACCACGCGACAGTTACTCTCAGCGTAGCAGCAGACAACGTCCTCAGCCTAACAACTCAGCTAATCGGGCTAGACACCCAGACTGCGACATACGCCCTCATGGGACCAACATCTGGAGGAGCAGCTGCACCAACGTTTAGAAAGATTCTCGATGCCGATATTGTCCCAGCCACTGCCACTATGACATTGGTTAACGCAGATAATGACAATGTGCTAGGCACAGACGCTGCCAGGGTTTATCTCATTGATGGACCTACTAAGGCCTTTACTATCAGCGGCATATCTGGCGGTACCGATGGTCGAGTCATCCACGTTATCAACAGGACCGGACAGAATCTGACCTTTGAGAATGAGGAAGCAACCTCCGATGCTGCGAACAGGATTGTAACCAGCACTGGAGCTGATATAGCGACTACAGGAAACGGATCAGGAATACTAGTCTACATAACTGGAACCCTTAATCGATGGGTACTGACAGCGACATCACTGTAGGTGATTTAAA